CGAACCGGTTGAAGCAGGGGATGAAATTTCTGAAGAAGCTGGTACTTCAACTGCAATTAAAGACAGCAAAGTTCTGCCGTCATCCAAACCAAAAAGACAATTTGGTCCTGAAGATAATTGGTATACTAGTGTAGACTTACCAACATATCATTGGACATTTTACTTAACTTCTAGAAAAGTATTTGATGCTCCTTCAAACTATTTGCAAAACGAATTGCCCAATCCTGGTGAAGCAATAATTATTGCAAAGTCTGGAGTTGAAGCAACATACACTATAGATAACTTTTTGTTTAACAGTACACTATTTGGTGATGATACAAAAGGATCTGCACAAACAAGTACAATACAATTTGAATTAAAAGAACCAATGGGATTTACTTTACTTGAGGCAATTCTATCACAAGCACCTGTATTTGGATTTAAAAATATGAAAGAAGCAACATATGTTTTAAAATTAGAATTTGCAGGTAGAGATAGAGAAACAGGCCGCTCTGTGAGATATGATGGTATTCATTATTTTCCTGTAGTACCTTATGGAGTTACAAGTGAAACAGGACCCGAAGGCACCAGTTATATGTTTACATGTTTAACAATTCCAGCTATGGCCGCAATTGAAAATACAAGTGCCGCTGGTGAAGTTCACGTAAAGAAAGTAAGCACACTAGGAGGACTAGTTGAAAAACTTGAAGCAGGATTGAATAGAGTTGAAGTAAATGCTGTTAATCCTGTTCCAACTAATCCCAACGAAAAAGAAAGACAAGAAAAGATACCTCCTAGAAAAACTTGGTCTATTGGATTTAAAGGTAATGACTCATCTAGTAGTCCTACTGAATATGAAGTTGAAGCCGGTATTGCAAAAAGTCCGTTTGACTTAGAAAAAATGCCTATCAGTTCTAGTCAAGGCAGTGGCGAAGCAAAGAATACAGAAGATGCAGATACAATTGATGCAAAACTTCCATTAAACAGTAACGTTGTAAGTTGGTTAAAACAATTTATTATAAAACAACCAGCGTGGAACGAATATGTAAAAGAACAAATGAAAAATGGATTTACAACTCCTACTATTGATATTACTACCAAATCAATTGGTACACCAGGTAAAGAAGATGAGACAGATAACTTAACTCAACAAAAGCCAATCAACACAGTAATAACAATTGGTATAAAAGAAAGATATGGAGTTGTTTCTACTGACGGTGCTGATATGGAAAAATTAAAAGATAAAGGTTATCAACAAACGAGGTTCAGCAAATTACCTATTGTTAAAAAATATGACTATCTATATACAGGAAAAAATACAGAAGTTTTAAATTATTCTGCACAATTTAATATGCTATTTCAAGTGAGTACAGATCCTAGAAAAGGCTTTAACACTTCAAACACTCAACAAGAAAGAAAAGGAACTAATATAGTAGCTCCTGTATTTTTAAGCGACATACCAGTTGAAAGTGATTATAATAATGTAATTGTAAATTATCCTAGAACTTATACTGTAAGTTCTGCGGCAGATCAAACAAACAATGAAAAAACTCCAACAACAAATGAACTAGAAGCAGCATATGCACAAAGCTATGCAGAAAGAACAGCAGATACACAAGTTATTGAAGTAGACATTATTGGTGATCCATATTTGCTTGGCATACCTGGTGCAATTTTAGGTAATGTAAGTCAAAAAACATTAGCCAACGTAACAGCTACAAGTGATATATTTGTAGCATTTGTAAGTTACTTTCCAATGAACAAAGAAGAATTAGAAAATCCATTTGACAAAGGACCAATGGATTTATATACTAGTGGAGTATATGAACTACGAGAAGTTGAACACAGATTTCAACAAGGACAATATTTGAGTAAATTAAGAATGTATAGAGATCACAAAACAAGTACATACTATGTACGAGAAGAACTAAGGAACTTATAATGGCAGGATATGTAATAGGAAATTCAAAAAGCAAGCCAAGTATGGCAAACAGAGATGAGAAGTTTGGCGTAAACAATATCACTGGAATTTATACTGGCACTGTTGTAAGCAATCAAGATAGCTTATACACTGGTAGGATTAATGTGCGTATTCCTGAATTTGGTAGCCCTGCAGCAGACGAACCAGACACAGGCACTATTTGTTTGCTTATGACACCTTATGGTGGTATTCAGTCTATTAATGAAAGCACACAAAACTTTAGAGAGTATAATGAAAGTCCTAAGAGTTATGGTATGTGGCCACAACCACCAGAAGTAGGAACACAAGTTGTAGTTGGATTTACTCCAGCAATGGAACAAGGAATTTTACTTGGTAGCCTAATCGCAAAAGATAGAAATCATATGATGGGCGGTAATGCTAGTAGTTTTTCTTACAAAAATACAACCACAGATGAACAGTTAGTTACACCAGCAAGTGAAAAGAATCCATTTGATACAGTTGATCCTGATACAAGACCAGTAGATAGGATAGCAACACAAACTTTAATTGACCAAGGACTTCAAGAAGATCTCATGCGAGGACACAGTCAAAGTAGTGCAAGAAGAGAATCACCTAGTAAAGTTTTTGGTATATCAACTCTAGGTGGACACACGCTTGTATTAGATGATGGAGACTCTGAAGGCATTAGTAAAAATATAAGAATCAAAACAAGAGGTGGTGCGCAAATATTAATGGATGACACTACTGGCACAGTGTTTATCAATAATCATCTTGCTAGTGCATATATTGAAATGGACCCAGATGGTAGAATAGATATCTACAGTCAAAAAGAAATAAGTGTACACACCGAAGGTGACTACAATGTACATGCAGAAGGCTTTATTAATATGCAAGCTGATCTTGGTGTCAATATTAAAAGTACAGGCGAAGGTATAAAATTACAAAGTACCGTAGGTGATATTAATATTCATAGTGCATCTAATTTAAACCTACAAGCAGATGCTAATGGTAATTTATTATGTGCAGGTAACTATACAGAAACAGCAGGCCGAATAGACATGAATGGTCCACCAGCAACTCCTGCTACTGATCCAATTGTTAATGAGTTATCACAAAATACTGGCGTAACAGAAAGTATTTCAACTAGAGTACCAGAACACCATCCTTGGAAAGGTGCAACAGGTCAGTATGAAAAGTTTAGCACAGGAGAAGGTAACAAGTAATGCCATCATTTGTTTTATCAAACACTATTACAGACGATATGCTTGTGGATTATACAATCTTCACAGTAAAGAATAGTGACCGTGTAAACAATCTGCAACCTATAAAGAACTTAGAAGCAAGCGACGAACTAATTAATTTTATTATAAGAACAGAAGATTATGTTCCATATGCATATTTAGATGTTGACGGTATTACTAAAATAGGTTATAATCTAAGCATTGAAACTAATGGCAATGGGCTAACAGAACAGGAAGCCTATACTATTTTTATTGATCAATTGAAAATTGCTGAAAGAAAATTAAAGCAATTACTACCAATTGATACAATTACGCAATCACAATATGATGCATTGTTAAGTTTATATTTTCGAACTGGAGATTTTAAGAAGGTAGGAACAGATATTAGGAAGTTTAATATCTATGAATTTATAAAAGAACGTAAATGGAACTATGTTGCTACTGCACTAACTAACAGTGGAAACAATAGAACTATAAGACAAACCGAAGCAAAGATATTAATGCTAGGAGATTATGGTTCTATGAAACGTAGACATTTTATTAAGGCAGCCAGCCTTAAGAAATTAGAAAGAGATTATCCAGCAAAAATGCTAACTGATCAAACAAAAATACAAGCTGAAAGAGTTTACTTTGTAGAGACACAACGATTTTTACCAGGCATGACTCAATCACGCAAACGTTTTATCTCAAAACAACTAACATAATATATGTTAATTTAATTTAAATACAGAAAGAAACAAGGAACATTAAGTTTTGCCCAGCGTACTTCTATTAAATGCAGATGCAAGACCACTTAGTTATTTGCCACTGAGTACAATCAGTTGGCAAAATGCTGTAAAGTATATGTTTGCAGACAAGATACACGTAGTTGAAAATTACGAAGATCGTGTACTAAGATCGGCAAATTTAACTATACCAATGCCAAGTGTTGTAATGCTACACACCTATCAAAAGCAACCAAATTTAGCGAGGTATTCCCGGCGGAATGTCTATATAAGAGATGACTATCAGTGTCAATATTGTGGCAATGATTTTCATTATGATGAGCTAACACTAGATCATGTCATTCCAAAGTCTAAAGGTGGTAAATTGGGATGGACAAATACTGTTGCCGCTTGCGGTCCTTGTAATGTTAAAAAAGGCAGTAATATTATACAGCCTATTAATAAGCCATATAGACCCACTTGGCACCAAATAAACAACAGTAGAAAGCATTATCCGTACACTATACCAGATGCCAAGTGGCAAGACTATATTAATTGGCCAGAGGATCAGTTAAAAGTAGTATCATAAAGTACGTAGTTAATTTTTCACATAAATAGTTGTATGAGTAATATAATTGGTTATACAACTTTAAACACAAAATCTACCTCTAAAATCCTTAGAGATTTAGATCTGGCTAAGCAAGACTTAGAAAACCATTTTCATATCCGTAAAGGAGAGAAATGGACTAATCCAGACTTTGGTAGTAATCTTCCATATCTTGTATTCCAACCACTCGACACTCTTACAATTGATGAAATTGAAGATGATGTTATTACTGTGGTGAGTTATGATCCTAGATTTAATTTGGTAAACTCTACTGTAACAGTAGATGAAGATGCAAATTATGTATATGTTAGTGCTAACCTTATATACCTACCAACTAAAACTGCAACAGATTTGCAATTGAAATTTGATAAAGAATTTAACAAAGTAACAGAGTATTAAAATGGCACAAAAAACTAGACAAACAAAACTTTTTGCGGCTGAAGATTATACTATAGTATATGATAGTTTCATTAATGCTAATCTACAAGCATATGATTATGATACTATCCGTACTGCTATGGTAGAATATGTCCGCAATAATTATCCAGAAAATTATAACGATTGGATAGAATCAGCTGAATTTGTTGCACTACTTGATGTGGTAGCACAATTTGGACACAACCTTGCATTTAGAATTGACTTGAATAGTAGGAATAACTTTTTAAGTACAGCTGAAAGACAAGAAAGTGTTTATAAACTAGCAGAATTTTTAGGATATCAACCAATGCGTAATGTGCCTGCATTTGGTGATATTAAGATTACTAGTATCAAAACTAACGAAGCAGTAATTGGTAGCGAAGGAACAAGTATTGGTGGACAAGAAATAAGATTTGAAAATACTACTGATGTCAACAACATGGACAATTTTATTACAGCAATCAACGCTGTAATGCAGACAAGCAATCAATTTGGTAGTCCAGTAAAACAATTAATTATTGAAAACATTACACACCAGTTTTACAAACTCAACAACACAGAAAATCAATATACATTTAGTGTTGTTGGTAGTGCCGCTGGTAAAAGTTCAACATTTGAAATTGTTGGATTAGATCTTGATAATGCTACAAAACATATTATTGAAACTGCGCCAGACAAAACAAATGCACTTAGCATAATTTATAAAAATGATGGACTAGGTATTACAAGTTCAGATACTGGATTTTTCTTAGGCATAAAGCAAGGATCATTGCAGTTTAGAGACTTTACAATCAACGACCCATTTGATAACATGTCTTTTGATATTGATGTAAACAATATCAATAGCACAGACGTATGGGTTTCTACAATTGACGGCAACGGTAATGCAACAGCGTATTGGACAAAAGTAGAAAATACATATTCACAAAATAATATTTACAACACGCTGGCAGGATCAGAAAGAAATATTTTCTCAGTAAAGACAAGAGAAAATGATCAAATTACAGTTTGCTTTAGTGATAAAAACTTTGGTAACTTACCAAAGGGAAAAATTCGTATATGGTTTAGAACAAGCATAAATGCTACATATAGATTAAGATCAGATGATGTTGGATCACAAAAAATTAATATTGATTATATTGGTGCAGATGGCAACAGCTATACAGCAACAGTTGGATTACAAATTAAAAAGCCAATCATAAGTGCAACATCAAGACAAAGTTTAGACAGCATAAAAGAAGCCGCACCAAAAAACTATAGCGCACAAAACAGAATGATTACAGCAAGTGATTACAATAATGTTGTACAAACGTTCAGTGAAGATGCACTAAAGACAAAAAGTATAAACAGAACACACAGTGGTCATAGCAGATATTTACATACCATGGACCCAACAGGTGCTTACACAAGTGTTAACGTATTCAACAAGGATGGTAAAATATTTGCATACGATAGTTTAAGAACTATTTCAACTGTTGGCGAGACTCCTAATCATGCGTATAACAAATATGTAAAAAATATTTTAAACAACGAAGAACTTTTGAACTTGTATTATACAAAGTTTAACACAGCAATTAACAATTTAAAGCCAACAGGTTATCCTAACTTTGATACAGTACCAAATACACTAAGTGGTGCTATACAATGGCAAACACCAACGGATAATGCAATTGGTAGTAACAACGGATACTTTGTTACTCTACCATCTGCATCAATCATAAAAACAGGTAAAACACAAACTTCATACACACAACACATTGAAGTTGGTACTTTGCTTGAATTTGCTGTACCAACAATTGACAATGGCATAATCACTGAGTTTACTACAAAGTGGGCAAAGGTTGTAAACATTTACAACAATGGACTAGGAATATTTGATTCAACTGGTGACCCAACAGGCTTAACATCAACTGGTAAAGGTAGTATAGTACTAGATGCAGAAATACCAGACAATGCATATATTAAAACAATATACCCAGCATTCAATAGAGTATTCAACGACAGAGAAAGACAAATCATAACAGGTTATATTGAGGCAAAGAAATCTTTTGCAATTAGATACAACCTATTCAACACAAGTTGGGAAATATTTGAACCAAATACAACACAAGATTATAATGACCCTCAGCCAACTGATTTTAATAATAGCAACAATGAACAAAGTTGGTTATTATGGTTTGAATATGCTAACGACAACTTTAACATTTACACTAGAACATTTAGAATAGAATTTAATAGTGAAGCAGTTGAATTTAGTAATATCAATAACGAATACAATCTAAGTACATATACACTTAAATCACAGAAAGATAAAATTGTTGTGTTAAACGATAATTTTGTACCAGCAGGTGAGTTTTTTGTAAGTGGTTACTTTACAGACGAAAATGGTGTTGCAAACAGCAACAGAATTATTGTATCTTTAGAAGATAGCAACAATGATGTAAGACCAAACAATCCACGTAGCTATGATGATGTTGTTGGAACTTCAACAATATCATATGATTATGATGATGATGGAACAGCAACTATACAATCTGGAAAAGAGAATTTAAGATTTGAGTGGGAACACAATCCAGCAGATAATATTTTAGTTGATCCTAGTTTTACAAACGTTATAGATGTATTTGTATTAAGTAGAGAATACGATAGACAGTTTAGACAATACTTGCTAGGCAACACTGCACAACCATCATCTCCTACTAGTTACCAACTTTCAAAAATGTTTAGCGACATTAGTAATAAAAAAGCAATGAGCGATAGTATAGTGTATAGAGGTGTAACATACAAGCCTTTATTTGGATTAAAAGCACAGCCTCAACTAAGAGCACGTTTTAGAATTATCAAAGTTAAAAACTCAAACATGACAGACAATGATGTAAAATCAAAAGTAATTGAGACAATAGGCAAATACTTTGAAGTAGCAAATTGGGACTTTGGTGAAACATTTTATTTCACTGAACTTGCCGCATATGTACATCAACAGCTGAGTGGAATTATTAGTAGTTTTGTAATTGTACCACAAGGAAATGATAGTGTATTTGGTGACTTATTTGAAATTAAACCATCTAGTAGCGAAATGTTTATTCCAGATGTTAAAGTAGAAGATGTTGATATAATTGATACAATTACAGATGCAAATATTAGAGCAGGACAGTAAAAATGGCTAACAACAAAAAGAGATACGGAAAATATCCAAACGATAAGATTCAAAGTAGTAACTTTATACCAAAAGTTTTTAATACTGAAACAAATCAATCATGGTTAGATAGTACTCTTGATCAAATGATAAGCAAGGGTGAGCTTGATATTTACGAAGGCTTTATTGGCGGACGACATGGTAACTATGCAAACAAAGATGATGTATATGTTAATATCAAAAATCCTAGCGTAGCAAAACAAAGCAGTCAACTCAAGCCTGCTATTACTTTAAATGACAATGATGAAAATATTACACATACAGTTGCATTTGATGATGTAGTAAATGGAATCAGAGAAAACTTTGATACCTACAACTATAACGCCGCTTATAGTAGTCAGCCGTTTGTGTTCTCACCACCAGTAAACATTGATATGTTAATAAATTATCAAAATTACTATTGGGTACAAAATTTGCCAATATACACATCAACAAACAGTGGTGCTTTTAAAGATATTATAAAACAAATAACAAACGAGTCAGTTTATAAACTTGAAGATGACAACAATACTTTCTTTGTAGAAAATGGAATGTTTATTAAGTTTGATGGAACTTGGGGACAAGCGTCTGGCAATACATATATTGTAACAGGTGTTGGTACAAGCATTAAATTAATTTTATTCCAAGATTTTGAAGGAAAGTTTCATTGGACTAACCAATACTACAACAATATTAAAAGTGATGGTTATTGGGATAGAAACAAAGTATACACAGTAATACATAGACCAAGTATTAGAAACTACACTGGAAATAGTTTAGCAATGTTGTCGGCTTACAGCTTGGATACACATCCAGACAAACCTGTGTTTTTTGACGGATTTGATTTAGTCAGGCACGATTCAAACAACGACAAACTTGTACAAAATAGTTACGTGAGATTTCCAGATTTAGATGGAATTTATTATTTAGAAGTTGAATCAGGTAAAGTTACCGCAACAGTTTTAACTGATCCACTAAGTGAGGGACTCGGTGATTCATACGACAGTGATAATTGGGACTACGAACCTATTATTCCTACAGAGCCAGATTATATTGTAATAGCGAGAAACGATACCAGGCAGAGTGCATTTTCTAGATCAAATGCTTGGATGCATATTAATGCAATTAGAACTATATGTGGGCTAGTAACTGGTGCAGAAATAAAAGACTTTGCAACACAACAAAATAAAGCCAAGCGTAGTATTATTGAATTTGAAGCAGGAATGAATTTATGGAATCATGCAGATTTAGATCCTAACATAGACATGCAATGGGTAGGTAATATTGACTACTTGATTGCACCTGTTAATGAGTTTGCACCAATCTCTGAAACTGGTATTCAACTGCAACTAAATCCTGGACACGGAATTCCAGTAGGAAGCATTGTTGCATATACTACAACATATACTTCACACTTGTATAAAATGAAACAAGGTGATATATTAGAAGAAATTAAAGAACTTGTAATTGGTAATACAAGTTTTGTTGAGAATGTACCTAGTGCGGACTTTAAACAATTTGAAAACATTGATATTAAATGGAACGGAAGTAATTGGTCACTTGTTCAATTAAAAACTTCAATCAATCAAGAGCCTCTGTTTAAAGTGTATGATACAAAAGGCATAGGCATTGAAACATATGACTCAACATTTAAAGGTTCACCTTTATTTGGTTATGAGATAGGATCGTCTGGAACACCCGACGAAGTACTTGGTAAAATTTTATCTTATAAAGATACACCAAACGGAGCAGAGTACCAATTTTTTAATTACTTAGATCATGATAATTTCAGTCAGAGAGTAAGTGACAGCGTTGATGCAAAACTTAGTTGGAAACAAGATATAAATGGATTCTGTTATTTTAAACAAGATGACGAACTTACAAATTTATACAAAACAAGTGACGTTATATTTGGTGCTCCTGAAACATTACAGTATACAATTACTGATGAGAATAATGATTTGGTAATTCCAATTGGCTATGATAATTACAGACAAGAACATGAATTTACAGTTCATGTAATTAATGATCAAGTTAATATTACTAGAACAGATAACCAAGGCACAACAAGTACTAAAAATATAAATCAATACAAAAAAGGTATACTAGTTGATAATAATACTGTTGTCAAGTTTCATAACTTAACTACAGAAGATTTAAAGTTTAGTGACGATGGGGTTGATATTGAAGATATACTCTATACAGGTAACGCTACAGTAACAAGAACATCTACAACTACTATGTTAGATGTTGGTAGCATGGTAACTGGTCTAGACAGCAACAAAATAAATGTACACTTTACAGATACAACTACAACACCGTTGTTTAAAGTTACAGTAATAGAATCTATTAACAATCAGTTTAGTCAACTAACAATCAATGGAAACTTGATTGATTATAACTTTGTAACTGTTAGCCCTTCACAAACTACAATTAGTCAACTTGCACTAAAAGAAGGTGATATTGTTGATATTGAATTTTTTAACAACGACAATAATAATGATTCTTCAAATGCAAATATACCAACACTATGGACTTCTAATAGTACAAATAAAACATTTGACAGTTTTTCAATAAGCGAACTATCTGCACACTTTGAAGATATCATGTTTAATATTCCTGGATTTGATGGAACAGCTTTTGGTGAAAATAACTTTAGTCAAATTACAAGACTCACATCATATGGTGGTAAAATTTTCTTGCACAACGACAGCGGTGTTATGCATGATGTACAATATGCAGACAAGACATTAAATCTCACAGGTGCATTATATGAACAGGGTAAAGATTACGACAGCTTTATGACAAGATTTAGAAATCAGGTACGTAGGCTTTACAATACAAAAGTTTACAGCAATGTACACGAAATACTAGTAGATGCACTTGATGTTTTATTAACAAATAAAAAAGGTGGTCAACTATATTCGGCAAGTAACATGGCATATAGCACTGGCGAACAAATACAAAAAGAATTAATAGATAGTACGCAAACAACAATTCAGTTAAAGAATATACCAAATGGAGATACAAATATTAGAGACCATGTTTATGTTTGGCTAACCGATAACATGAACAGCGACGATATACTAGTACGCAGAATGTTAACTAAAGATGTGGACTATGTAATAGAAGGCAAAACACTTACTATACTTACTACACCTATTGCATTATCAAATGGTGCAAAAAATACTATTGAGATAGAATTTCATAATATGGATACACCATGTTATATTCCTCAAAGTGTTGTAAAACTAGGATTAAAATTTGGTACACAACCTCAAGTTGTAAACAACAGACTATTAACACACGATGGTAATTATTATGATTTAGCACCAGGTGCAGAACTATATAAACTTGACAGCATGACATTTGACCCTGTAAATGCCGCACAGTTAGAACTTGAATTAATGATCTACAGTGGCTTAGTTAAAAGCGACAAGTTATACACACAAGAAAAATATGCAACCGTTGATAAGTTTATGCCAAGCCAGCACAGAGGTGCTTGGTTTACTTTAGAGCATTTAGACAACTATGTATATCCATACTTTAGTAAGTGGGCAAGAAGAAAAGATATTAACCCAATTTTAGAAGAGAGTATGTATGATGCCAATGATAGTACCACATGGAACTACAAAGACATGTCAAGTACTATCCTATCAAACTATCCTGATTATATGCAAAACGTTCAGTTGCCAGGCCACTATGTAGGAATTTATACTGTGTTGTTTGGAACACACCAACCACATATTAATCCTTGGCACATGCTTGGGTTTTCATTTAAACCTACATGGTGGGATACTTATTACAGTTGGACTGATAGCACAAAACGTAACGCACTAATTGATGCAGTACAAAGAGGTATTGTAAGTAAGCCAGGTGATAAGTTAGTACAAGATCCAAGTTTTGCAAGATACGGTTGGGATTGGACAACAAAATGTCCAGTCAATACCTCTGGTGATTTAATGCCAATTAGCGAAATACTAGGCAATATTGCTGGTACAGCTGAAGCGGCTACACCATTTGTATTTGGTGATTACGGTCCAACAGAACAGAAGTATAGATTTAGTGCTGAAGGATATGCAGTAACAGTTGATGCAATGCTCAAGCTATTACCTGCAAAAGCATTTACATATTTCTTCCAGCCAGGTGTAATTGATTACAAAACTGTTTCTCCTTATAATGTTGATACACTTATAGAAAAAACAATTAGTCCAAGCACATTTATTCAACCTGGTTTTAAAGACAATAAAGTTTTAACAAAAATAAATGTAGAGAGTCAGGTTACTGGATTTGTTGTAACTGATGATGACACAAATATATATGGCAGTGAAATTGGTATAGTATCTAAGCCAGTAGTAACGTTTGATGCAAATGGATTTGTTACTGCAATTGCTCTAAACAAGAGATTATATAATGTAAAAGACGAAGCAATATTACGCAGTGATGTTTTAAAAAATATCGTAATAGGCGGACAACTAGAAGAGAATATAGAATTAGAATATGTATATGACAATGTTGAATATGTAGCAAATGGCATAAGCCAAGCACTTTACAATTACACACATAGAAATAATTATACTGTTGATTTAGAAACAACATACAATAAGTTAACTACTAACTTGTTACAAAAAGCAAACGGCTTTACAAATAAAAGCAGTATAAACTTCTTTGCTGAAAGTAGTTTTATTGGTTCGTATGGAATTAGTTCTCAAGATTATAAAATTGTAATGCACAAGGGTTATCCACATACAGTTATTAATGCAAGCCAAGTAATAATTAAAAGAGATGCACAAGGTTATCAAGTATACGGTATTAGTAACAACAGACAAGACTTTAGATTCTTTGAACCTGAGACAAGTGGTACAAGGCCATTTAGAGAAATTACAGTATCAAATAAAACACTTAAAAAATATTTTAACTTTGCAAAAGAAACAAGCGTTGCTGAATATGGGACAACGTTTAGTAAGATACAAGATGTGTATAACTTTGTGCGTGGTTACTTTGCATACTTAGAAACACTTGGATTCAATCATGGTACAAACAAAGAAGCACAAGCAAACTTATTCATAAACTGGACAGTACGTGCAGTTGAGGGTGATGAACTAATATTAGATTTGGGAAGTAAGGTTGAGATTACAGCAACGCATGGACATGTTGTTGAGTTTGATACACTTAGATATCCAGCAAATAATATGCTTTACAAAGATGGCACAGTAGTTGATATAGAAGATGTACAAGTAAAAAGAAAAAATGAATCAACTGTGATAAGCACAAAGCAAGGTGCAACAATTGGTAACATCACTATTGCTATTTTAGATTACGAACATGCATTTGTTTTTAATGACAGAACAACATTTGGTCAAGTAATACAAGATTCTGCAAAAGCAACAACACAACAAAGATTACTTGCCAGAGGGGGCATAACAAAAGAATGGGATGGTAACAAACGTGCACCAGGCTACTTGGTTTTTGATGATCATATTGTTCAAAACTTTGACAGTAGTGTACAAGAAATAAACGATTACTATAAGACAGATGTTACAGAATTTAATAAAAATATCAGACATGCAAAAGATATTACAATTGGTAATATTGAAAGAGAGTGGCTTAATGATTTGTATCTTGATCCAAACGTAGTAACAAAATTTTATCAAGGTGCTATTAAAGAGTCGGGTACAAACGCAAGTATTGATAGACTTGCTAGATTTATTAAAGGTGCCAAGGATATAACTATCAGCGAAAAGTTTATGTTCAACCATAGTTACTTTGGAGATACAACACGAAAGTCAAGTACAGAGATTCAATTAAAACAAAGCGAACTTACTAACAATCCACAAGTTGTAGAATTTGCTGAAAATAAAACAGCAACATCGAGTATTGCTATCAATACACAAGATGCTAGATTTGTAAACAAAAGCAATACACAATTTAATGTTGGCGAATTTAATAGTACAGACTTCTCACTTAAAACAGCAGGTGAGATGCTTTCTACTGAAGCAGACTACTATGCATTTAACACACGTACATTACCAAGTGTTTATGACTCAACTGCTAACTATGCTACAATAGAATCTTGGAACAATAGCACAAGCTATGTTATTGGAGACCTTGTGAGATATCAAAGTAGACTATACAAATGTATAGTGGACTCTACAGGACTTACAGTTACATCAGAAGGCATTACTGAAACTGGTACAAAAACTAATCCAACATTTCCTTTTGGAACTGTGGTTGATATTGGTAGCCAGCAAATAACATTACAAGATACTACTATTGGTTTAAATGACATTGTAGCTGTTGGAAGTATTCAAAACCCAATTGTAAGAGATTCAAATAGACTAACACTAAATGGAACCACAGTTGAGTTTAGAGGAACTACACAGCAACAAACAGTTGTAGCGCCTGCTACAATTATAGGTAACATTCCAGGACCTGTACTGCCATCAGTGGCAGGTCAGTCAATTACAATCAATGGTACACCAATCAACTTTGACACAAGACCGTCGGCTATTACAGATGGTAACCTTGCTATAGCATCTAATACACCTCCAAATATTCCTGAAGTATTCATCGTGCCAATTCCAGATCCTATAACAGATCCAGTACAAGATACATTCACAATTAGCACACCTCTAAGTGGCACTACTTACAGTGTATTTCAAGTTGCTGTTGATGGAATACTTACAACTAACTTTACTGTATCTGGACAAGACTTAACTGTTAATGAAACATTAACAGGTGGAGAAACTATTGATGTTCTTTTAAGACATGTACAAACTTTACAAGATACCTATACTATTACAGACGCAACACTTTCACCACTTGGTTACTTCTTGAGTCAAGTAAGAGTAGCAGGCAATGTTGTACCAAGTAGTAATTATGTAGTAAATGGACAAGACGTTACGTTTAACGATACAAGTTCATTTGCACCAGGTAACTTGATACAGTTTGATCTTGAATATATTGATCAAGGAATGAATACAGCAGATATACTACAAGCAATTAATAATGCTAGTATCACTGGACTTACTGCTGGTTTATCTGCACAAGGTACAATACAATTAGATTTAACAAGTACAAGTTTGACTGCTACACTTACTGTAGCATCAGCAGCAACTAATTCACTGCTATTCCTTTTTGATATCAACAATCCTACAGTTGGTGACACAGAAAATGTTGTAACAGGATTTGCTTTTCTTCCATTAACAATGCAAGAAATATTAGATCAGTTTAATCAAGCATCATTTCCTAACACCACTGCAACAGAACAAAACAATGCATTAGTGATTACAGTTGCAAGTGCTGATGAAAATCTTGTTGTTACTGACGGTAATGGACTGTTTGGTCTTGACGCACTTTATCCATATAGCACTACTACAGTAAACACATATACTAATATGATTAGAGCAGTTGAACAAATTAACAATCATATGACTACACAAGGCATTACTGATATAACAGCAAGTGTACAAAACAGTCGTATCAATATTAGTTCAACTAGATCAAGTTTAGACTTTGGAAACACAACATTCAATAACCTAGCAGGTTTACCTACTGGTATTCAGTCAACACTGATAGCTGGTGTACAAAACTCATTTGAATATTATGGAGTAGGAGATGCAAGAAATGATTGGGAAGAATTAAGTGATGACCAAGATCCAGTATTATTTAATATTTGGATTGTAAACGATACTGACTACGAAGTTGCAGAAACTGATACAATCAAAACAAAATATAATGATTGGAATGTCCTACAAGTTCAAAATCATGGACTGTATACATTTGATTCAAACGATCCAGATGGTTGTGGAATTTGTGCAGGTGCAGCGACCAGTGATGGCAACGATGCACAAGTTACAACAATTAGTGATCATAATCTACAAGTAGGAGATTTTGTTCTACTAACTAATACAACAACACAACCAAATATTGATGGCATACACAAAGTTACACAAGTACATCCATCAGACAACAAAATATTTTATATTGATAAGTTTATTGATAGATGCGGTAATGCAAGTAGTGTAATGGTATTGCGTAGTCAACGTTTTGAAACCAACACACAGTTAAATGCTGCAGAAGCAAGTACACTATTTCAAATCCCAAATCTTAGCCTGTCATTTGTTAAATTTGATGACAATGAAGCAAGGTCAACAAACGTATTTAGAAAAACAGCAGCCTCGGGTTTTGTTCCTGAAAGAAAAACTATACAAAGAATTTTAAACAATGATGTTGAAAACATTACAATATATGATTATAATAACAACACCGTTGTGAAACAACTAGAATTATTTGATCCACTAAGAGGAATTATTCCAGGTATTGCACAAAGCGAAATTGATATGACTAGCGATGTTGATTTGGCTGCGTACAATCAAACAAGCAACGAAGAATATACAGTAGTAGAAGATAACTACTGGTCACAGGATCAAGTAGGCAAGCGTTGGTGGGATACAAGCACAACACGTTATTATGATTATGATCAAGGAGACTTAGATTACAAGAGTACACATTGGGGCAGACTATTTCCTGGTTCTAGCATTGATGTTTACGAATGGACAAAGAGTTCTGTACCACCAGAAGAATATGCACAAGCGGTAGAAGGCAAGGTTGAAATGTTTGGTACAGTATCATCAGGTGAGGCTTTTTATATTTACAATGACTTACTACAAGAAAATGAATACTTTTATTCATCAGTTGAAGAATGGGATGCATTATTAGGTAACTACAACACTTGTTATTATTTCTGGGTAAAGAACAAAAATACATACCCTGCAAACAAAATGCTTACAAATAAAGCAGTTGCAGATATTATTTCTAATCCAACAGCAAACGGAATTGCTTGGTTCTCAGTAATCGAATCAAATGCATTTATTACAGCAAATACTGATCTATACTTAAACGACACAAGTAGTGTACTACAAATAAACATCGTACCAGATGGGATTAACCATAACAGTTGGACAAGTATTGCAAGAGGCAGTGATTTAATTCCAGATTATTACTATATTGGCTTGAGAAATAATCTAGCAACAGTTGATGCAAAAGAACAAACACTTCCAGATTATTATGTACATCCATTTAACAGATACGGTGACGATAGGAATATTAGACAAGCATGGTTCCAAAATCATGGATTGGCTAGACAAAACGCACGTGATGTAATTAATGCGTTACTAAAAGATATAAACTTATATAGAAACTACAGACACCAATGGAATAGAGAATTTATTAAAAACAACATGCCAGACAAGACATGGAAATGGGTAGACTATGTAAGCAAATACAGAAGTTTATATGCACAACCAACATTAACTATTACAAACAGTAGTGAACTAAGTGGAGTAGACACCTCAGTTCATACTATAGTGTTGCTAAAAACTATACAAGACGATCTAGTACGAGATGAGATTTGGGAGTATCAAGATAACGATTGGTACATCACTGAAAAGAAAAATAGTACAATTGAACTAGATCAAATTGTTGCACGTAAACGTGCAGGTTGGGATGTATTTGCATGGGATAGTACAATTTGGGATGATACAAGCACTAAAGTTTGGTGGCGTATTATTGTAGATGCATGTAGAAATGATTGGTTTACAGATATTAATAAATTTAAATTTAACGAATTTTTCTTTGCAATGGTTGACAGTGTATTCAGTGAACAAGATCAACCAAACTGGGTACACAAAACAACTTATGTAAAACTTGACATAGTTCATGATATTAATACCACAGTGAGAAAATACACACGCAGTACAGTAAATAATATCATTGGTTACGTAAACACAGTCAAACCTTTTCACACAAAGATTGATAATATTGTTGACACTAGCGAAGCACTAGAACATACTAATATATCAATTGTAGAAAGTCCAAAGCAAGTAATCACAATGAAGTTGGATGACTTAACTAGAACTTATGTAGGAACAATATATGATGGCGGTGATGACTGGAATACAACATATGATCAAGAAGTTGACAGTGGTAATATGTGGGATTCATCTGCATCAACAACTTACAACAATGGTCCATTCTTACAACCAGAGATGTACGCAAGTATAAACAATCCTCTGAGACAACATAACTTGCATGTTGATATTGATAGCTCAATTGGTATTGTGGTGCAAACAAACACAAACGGAAGTACAGTAGATGCAAATACAAGAACATTTACATACTTAAGAAATTATAACGAAGAGCTTCCAATGTTTGTGGGATTAGAAGACGCAAAAACTTCTACAACTACAACAGCAATTGATCTCACAACAGATGAAATTACAGTTACAGATGTAACAAACTTTAGCAACAACGGATTTTTATATATCAACAGCGAGATCATGGAATACTATAAAGATGGAAATATTTTGCATATCATTGATAGGGCAACGAACAACACAAGAAAAATTAATGCGCCATTAGGTACAAGCATTACAGATATAACAGATAGTTTACTTACAGCAAGTCAAGTATCTGGAAACACACTAAAGCTCAACGATATGGGCAAGAGTATATTAACAAGTTCTGATAGCTTAACAGCATCGGAACTTAATGCACTAGGCAAAGGAATAGCTATATAAGCGTATTTAATTTCTATGCTAAATAGTGTAAAGGAACAGGCAAACATGTATAATACAACAGATAATGCACATTTATCATTTAGCGGTCATGTACTGATCAGCGATGCAGACACGGGTGAAGTTCTGCTTGATAAATTTAATGCAATTAACTTTGAAAACATGGCTATCGCTATTGCAAATCTACTTGGTAATCAAACCAACCAAAACGGATTAGATTACTATATTACTAAAATTAGATTTGGTAGAGGCGGTACTATGATTGATGCTAATGGTAACATTACATACAAACAACCCAACACAAGCGGCCCAGGACAATCTCTATATGAACAAGGATTTGGTTCTAGCGGTACAACAATCTTTGAAAAGGCTGTAGCCTCATTTGAAGTTACAGGAGAGTCAGGTCAAACATTTAGAGACTTAACTTCAATTGTAACACTTGATTATAATGAACCAAGCACAGCTCAACCAAGTGATGATGCAAGCGACTTTGATGATCCAGAAAATTATGTATTTGACGAACTTGCACTTGTTGGCGACAACGATGAACTACTTACACATTTAATTTTTCACCCTATACAAAAAAGCCTTAACCGTAAACTAGAGATTCGATATACTCTAAGAATAACAGCAGGAAGTTAAAAGATGTCATATACAGTAAACAAGAAAAACGGCACAATTACAATTAACGAGGGCCAACTGAATACAGAAACTAGTCTTGAACTTGTTGGTAAAGATTACTTTGGATATGGCCAATCAGTAGCACAAAGTTTTATCAATCTGCTACAAAATCAAGCAAGCGATACAGCACCTACGGATCCAATTGAAGGTCAGCTTTGGTATGATACTACAAACACAGTTTTATACATTTGGGACACTACCGGATCAACTGATGCAGTTGGTCGATGGTTAACAGTCTCAACTATGTCAGAACAACGCACAGTAAAAGATACAATGGGAATTGATCACTTAGTTTATATTATCCAACAAAATGGTAGTGATGTAGTAGCAATGAGTACAGAAGCAAACTTTGATGTAAACATAAATGATGCAGTATACTCAACCTTTCCTAAAATTAAAACAGGACTGACACTAACAAATCAAACAGGTGCAAAGTTTCATGGTATAGCAACTAGTGCAGAATATGCTGACCTTGCAGAAATGTATGCAAGCGATAAAGAATATGAGCCAGGAACAGTTGTGATGCTTGGAGGTAGTGCAGAGATTACAGAATGTGCAAATGAAAATTGTACAGAAGTATTTGGTGTAGTATCAACAGAACCAGCATATTTAATGAATAGCGCACTAGAAGGAACAGGCTCAGCTGTTGCACTTTCCGGTAGGGTACCTTGTAAAGTAATTGGACCAGTAACAAAAGGACAAAGACTTGTTGTAAGTAGCACACCGGGTGTTGCAAAAGCATCAGATACTAGCGACTGGAAATGTATTATTGGTCGTGCGTTAGAGGATAAGGCAACACAAGAAGTTGATGTAATTGAAGTAGTTGTTGGAGTAAAGTAAATTGTCTACACCCTTTGTTCCTAATGCCACAATAAGCGCATCAGATTTTATGACAAAACTGGTAGCGTTTTATAACGACTATTGGAGTGATCCAGCAAGCGGTATGAACGGTGAAAACTACCCATTTCAGTTTGATATAAATCATAATCATCCTAACTCGCCAAGAAGAAAAGGTTGGGGACAAGATGCGGTTAAAGTTAAAGGAACAACACAAACAAGTGTAGCAACAGGACAATTGATTGAAAGAGAACATCTCAATACAGTGGCAGCACAAGTAAACGCAGGCATGTATCATATTAACAATGATTTCCTATATCCAGTTAATGCAAGTTACAATGGATTAGAAACAAGACCATTGCCAAATAATGTTCTTAACTTGGTTACACATGCAGAAGTAGAAGAAGTAAGAAACAAGATTGTTACTGTTGTTGATGCAAACAAATTCACATGCTTAGATGATGCAGACAGTATTGTAAGTGGCAATGGTGCAAAGACTGTAAGAGGTAATGCACCTTTTCCAGATAACTTGTTTGCTGAACAGATGTACGAATTTGATAATTACAACCATGCAAGACATTTTTTTAATTCTGGAGGACAGTTACTAACATCTTTAGAAACTGATCTTACATCAGGAGGCACGACTGCTTATGACGGAATATGGACCTATGTGTTTAATTCAATTGGGGTAGTACGCATAGGTGCTATCAGTACAACAAGCAATGGTACTAACCAAGGAGCAAATATTGGATTAACCAGAGGCTTCTACAATTTATTTCCAGACGGAAGATACAATATATTATTTGAAGCATCAGGTAATCAAAACCCATCAGCATATGGCGGATATGGCGGCTATGGTGGATATGGAGGCTATGGCGGATATGGAGGCTATGGTGGATATGGAGGCTATGGTGGATATGCTAGTTCATCAATCTTATCTTCAGGATATGGCGGCTACGGAGGATACGGTGGCTACGGAGGTTATGGAGGCTATGGCGGATATGGTGGTTACGGCGGTTACGGTGGATATAGTGCCTATACGTCAAGAAGGCTGAGAATTGAGGCTAGAGCTCAAGACAATGCAACTACAGGAAAATTTGAGATTTATGTAAAAACAACAATAATTGAAGATCAAGCTGATTTATACATGATTAATGCTGAAATGATACTGCACAACGGTTATAAGGTTGCAATTGATAGTCCAGATCCAAGCGATAGTAGCTTTTCTAGAACACTAGTTACAGGTACACCGGGTAGTACTACCTACCTATTTAAAGAAATAAACCCACCTATAGTTAAGACAGTTACAGGGTGGACACCATTTTCTTAAATTTCTTGTTGACATACTCCCATAAATATCATACAATCATACTATTCTTATAGGAGTAATCTATGGACGAACGGCTTCAGAAAGCATTAGAGTTTAGCAACTATACAGCTACAATTAACAATCAGAAAAATAATATTAAAAATAGATTTGCACAATTACAACTTGTGCATCATATTGGTGGTGTTTTTATTGCAGATAGTAGTACTATCACATTTGTAAAAACACTTTTAGACATGGGACACAAAAACGGTGTACTTGTTGATGCAAAAGAAAATCCAATTAATGTTAAGAACTTTGAGGAATTACTAGAAAAATTAACAAGTGCATACTTCAGTGCTACAACAGAGTATGAGGCTGAATATGCAAAGATTAAGAAATCTAGAAACATCAAAACAGCAATGGACTGGTAATGTCTGAAAAACAAGCAAAGCAAGGTGTTTGCTTTTTTGCATACAACAATGAACAAATTGATTATGTAGAACTTGCAACACTAGCCGCATTATATGTAAAAGAACATTTAAAACTTCCTGTATGCTTAATTACAGACGAAGGCAGTGAAGCATGGCTTCAACAATCAAAACCTGAACTTGCAGAAAGATGTTTTGATTATATTGTTCTTACTAATGATGAAATGAAAAAGAATAAACGTATACACAACGACAGTCCTTGGACGGAGTTTGTTGCACAGTTTAATAATAGTAACAAGCACAAAGTATTTGAATACACTCCGTTTGAGCAAACTATACTATTAGATATTGATTACATTGTAAAGAGTGATTTCTTACTTGGGTGCTTTAGGCAATCAGGTGTTGCTATGTTCGACACAGCATTAGATATTAGAAATCAGCAACCATTATCTGGTGAAAGGTTCTTATACGAGTCTGGAATTAAGATGTGGTGGAGTACTGTAATTTATTTTGATCAAAGCGAATTAAGTAAGATCTTTTTTGATACATGGGCTCATGTAGCAGAAAACTATCAATTCTATCAGTATCTATACAACTTTCCACCAAAGTTATTTCGTACAGATTATTGTGTAAGTATTGCAAGCCATATATTAAATGGAATGCAAGACAGTGATGTCATAGGTAAAATACCAACACAAATGGTTAACGTAAATCAAAAAGATGATATTATAGAAATACAAGATAAAACTAAATGGATAATGCTTGCTTGCGATCATAAGAAGAACTGGAAAAACATTCTAGTACAAACAAACAATTTAGATTTACACGTAATGAACAAAAGAGCATTGGGTAGATCATATCACCAGTTAGTGGAGATGTTTAATGAATAAAGGATATCTCATACAAGCAAATACTGAAAAAGAAATACTACAAGCAAGACTTCTATGCGATAGTATTAAGACAAGAAATAAAGATGCAAGTGTAAGTTTAGTAACAAAACTTAGTGAGAGTTACAAAGGTTACGATAATGTAATTGATTATAAGTTTTCGCCTATGCCGGAAACGAGACAAAACGATTACCAATTATATTGGGCTAGTCCTTATGACTATACAATTACAATAGATTGCAGAACAGTTGTAATGGAGAATCAAGATTCTTTATGGGATTACTTGTTGGATCATCATAATATATGTTTTCCTGTACAGTGTAAAGATTATCGTATGATGCCATTGTATGATCATAAGTTTTCAGTATTTGCAAATGATTACAAACTTAAAAAAGTTTACAGTAATATGTTCTACTTTGATAAAAGTGAATCTAGTTTAAGATATTTTAAGTTGCTAGATCCTATTTCTAAAAACTGGAGAGATACACAAAATACTATGTTTGCAAAACAACATGTAGACTTATCATATCAACCGGACATGATGCATACTATTGTTGCTAATAGAATTGATGTTGATGTATTTCCTTTTGATCCCAACATATTATCATATATTGATATGAGATCTGTACTAGTTAATGGTATGTTAAAAGATGTTGAAAAATGGACAAGCATGTTTAGTATTTGGAGTACAAGCGGAAAAAAACTAAAGCTACAGAACTACTCAATCAATAATACACTTTATTATCACGAAGATGAATTTTATCAAGAAAAGATAGCCAATGACTTCCGACACAGCAGAGAAGAAACACTTAACTAGTTACTGGTTATCATTCATTGAAGACACTGGTAAAATTGTAGGCATTTCAAAAAGAAAGCCTAGAGAGATATCTGACGAATACAAGTTAGTTAATATTATTGGCAACTCTGAAGCTCGAAAAATATCACGCGGCGATGTTAATCCAAAAGAATACGCAGTAAGATGGAGTGTACTAAGCAATAGTTGGGATCTCACAAGAAAGAAAAATCATATTGAGTTGCAACCATTAAGGCGTGAACTTAAAGAGATACCAACTACCAATACCCCTAATAAAGACGAAATTCACTTTTCTATATACAAAAAAGATATGAAAGCTGTTGTTTCTGTTAACAGAACTAAAATAGCGGCTACTCATAACATAAGCAAACTTAATAGAATTGTCCATAACGAATGGAATCTTATGAACATTTTTGTTTGTAAGAAGGATGATCCTGATAGTTTAATTACAATAATACCAATTGACGCATTGTTTTTATTTAAACATAAAAAAATGATTATTGACTTACCACCTGTTATTTTACGTTCAGCCGACATAGATCATATCAGTTTGTTTACTATACCTCTATTCAATGAATATGGATTAAGTTACTACGAAGATTATGTTGCAACACCAAACGAATCTGGTTTAAATAAAATTATTAATTCAAATTTATACTATGGCAAAGGTCAAATAAATATACGTGTAGTTAATGATAATACATTAAACTTTGAACAAAATTTACAAGGTGCAGACTTTAATACGTTTGATGCAAGAAACATATTTAAAATTGTAGTTTGTGATACAGTATACGATAACCTTATAGGTGGTATAGATGTTCCAGTGGGCGATTTATTATCAGAAACATCAATAGATGTAGAGCTACCATTTAATATTCCAGAAACACCATTGTTTCTATACAAGAACAACAAGATTACGATATCGTACAACGGAGAACTAACATGAGTAACATTGCAAGTATCAATGAATTTGATATAGTTTTTATTAGCTTTGACGAGCCAAATGCAGATGAAAACTACAACGACCTATTAGAAAAATGTCCATGGGCTAAACGCAGTCATGGAGTATTTGGATCTGATGCGGCACACAAAGCGGCAGCTGATTTAGCAGAAACAGATAGATTTATAACTATTGATGCAGACAATATTGTTGATCCACAGTTCTTTGGTGTTGAAGTTGATATGAATAAAATTAGAAGCACAGATGTTATTAGCTGGGCAGGTAAGAATGAAATCAACGGTCTTGTATATGGTAACGGTGGTATTAAGTGTTGGCCAAAAGATGTTGTATATGGAATGCAAACACATGAAAATGCGCCACCTGGTGATAAACGTGCTCAGGTAGATTTTTGTTGGAACATTCATTATGTACAAATGAATAATATCTACTGCCAAGTAATGAATAATGGATCGCCACTACAAGCGTGGCGTGCTGGTTTCCGTGAAGGTGTTAAGATGGGATTAGTTGACGGTGATGTTATTAATCCACATCATCTTAAAGCACGTGTACATGATAAAAATTACAAGCGTTTGCTTACATGGATGAGCGTTGGTGACGATGTTGAAAATGGAGTATGGGCTGTTTATGGATCTAGACTTGGTGCATATATGACAAACTTAAAAAGACACGAATGGGATTGGAAAAATGTAAGAGACTTCCGTTGGCTTACAAATTATTTTGATACAGAAGTGTTACCGCAGTTTCAAACAAATGATGATCAAATGTGTAGACGTACAGGCACACGCTGGAATTATAAAGCAGTACAGGATGCTAGTGATGAACTAGGTATTCAATTGCGTAGAGATTTAAATTTAGAAATTGCAGACCTTGGGGTAGAAGGTTCTAAATTTTATAAAGAGGTATATATCAATCCAAGTAGACTTGGAGCGCAAGTTAGAGAAGACCAGGTTGAATATACTTTAGAATAGCATGTCAGATATATTAGATAAATTAAACAGGGTTAAGAATGACCTAGATGCTGTGAGCCCTAGTTTTTGTCTGGCAAAATGGTTACAACATACTTTGTATTTGCAAACAGGTATGAACCATAGTTGTCACCATCCACCTGTTCATAAAATACCTATTCACGAAATAGAAAAGAACCCAGCGGCTTTACACAATACACAACACAAGAAAAAAGAAATGAAGCAGATGCTTGAAGGCAAGCGTCCGTCTGGTTGTGATTATTGTTGGAGAGTTGAAGACGCAGGTGGTGGACATTTTAGTGATAGAATTTACAAGTCCAATGTAAGTTGGAGTAAGCCCAGAATGTTTAGTGTACTAGAAGCACAGACACAAGACATTAATCCAAGTTACTTAGAAATAAGTTTTAGTAATGTTTGTAATTTAAAATGTGCATACTGTAGCCCAGATTTAAGTAGCAAATGGTATGACGAAATAAAACAACACGGTGGTTATCCAACAAGTAACAATTACAATGATTTTAAAAACTTAGACAATCAAGGTAAAACATTAATACCTCATAGAGAACACAATCCATATGTTGATGCATTTTGGAAATGGTGGCCCGACTTGTATCCAAGTTTACATACACTTAGATTAACAGGCGGTGAGCCATTGTTGAGTAAGGACTGTTGGAAAGTATTAGAGCAAATTAAAAAAGATCCTAGCGAAGAACTTACATTAAGCATCAATACAAACTTAGGTGTGCAAGATGTATTCATTGATAGACTTATTGAGTTTATGCTTGAAGTAGGACCTCAACTTAGAGAAATACAAATCTTTACAAGCGGAGAAGCAGTTGGTAAACAAAACGACTATGCTAGATTTGGATCAGATTACGATTTATGGTATAAGAATGTACAAAAAGTTTTAGATGCAACATATGGTAAAATGAACTTAACGTTTGCTTTCATGACAACAGTAAATATATTAAGTAGCACAACATATCACAAATTTATTGAAGATGTTGTTGCACTAAGGAAAAAATATATTACCAATCATTTAGTAGAAGGTAACTGTTTACCTATGATGACAAACTATCTACGCTATCCAAACATGCTTGCTGTTTGTAACTTAAATGAAGATGCAAAGCGTAATATGTTAGAAGACTTGGAAACAGTTGTAAACGAATATGCATTAGAAAATTATCATATGAAAGATTGTGGATTTCTATGGGACGATGAGATAGATCAAATCAAACGTCTTTGTAAGTTTATGTTCAAAGGTACTATTGGTGATATTGATAAGAATAGAAAAGACTTTGGCAAGTTTATACAAGAGTATGACAAAAGAAGAAATGTTAGTTTTGAGGAAGTATTTCCAGAACTAGTGGGCTATTATAATTTATGTAAAGAATACAATGGATAAGAAGTATTTAGATAAGATAAGAGATAGAAACAATAGCATTAGTTCAAGTTTCTGTGCGGCAAAATGGTACAACAGTACTGTATGGCTAAGCAACGGCCGTACGGCAAGTTGTCAT